CACCGGGCAATACAGACATACCAAACGATGCAGCAACCGTATTAACATAGTCTTTAATTGCCTCTGCATCTGTCAAAGATAAGTTTGCACCATAGCGCTCAGCGATAGTCTGGATAGTTTCAGGAACAGATTCTTTAGCGCCGGTAATACCAATTTGTTTTAATATCTCGCCAACTAAGCTACCAACCTCTTTTCCTTCTACAGGTTTTAAAGCACCGAGCGAAACCTTACTAACAATGAAATCAGCAACAGAGTGGACTGCGGCAGCAGGTAACACACGACTTAGATCTATATCTTCTGGCTTCATGCCAGCCTTCTCTGCCTCTTCAAATGCACGACCACCAACTTCACCAACACCGTGCATCCCAGCTTGCCCAGCTATACCTGCTTCTGTGCCAAGTGCTATAAGGGCTTTTTTAGCAGCGTTCTGTGTGAGTTCTTTAGCTTTATCAACAGCGCCTTCTTTCACTAACTTTTCGGCTTCAGCTTTAATGCCTTGCTTAATTAATGTTTTTTCTATTAGACCAGCCAAAGCACCCGGGGCAGCGCCTACACCCGCACCTGTAACTGCACCTATACCTGCACCAGCTAACATAAACGCAGCGGTCTCAGCCAAGTTACCAACACCTGCACCCATCTGATAGGGTAGCCAGTCAGTCAATACGTTGTAAATACCTTTATCCCATGCGTGAGAAAATTCATCAGTAGCTTTACCTACTTGGGCAGCTTCACCTTTTTGCATGGTCTCTAGACCAGACTTCATTAAATCTGAGCCTGTTTCTTCAAAACCTAATTTTTTAAGACCGAGACCAGTTACAGCTTTAGCAGCACCATATGTACTTTGAAACGCACCCGGCACATTACGAATACCGCGCATCAAATCACTAGACGTGTCTTCTTCATCTAGCATTCTTTTTTCTGGTTTAGGAGGTTCTTCTGCTTGTATTTTTCCACCAAACGGAATTATTTCACCAGTATATTCTTTCATGCCGGATTCTGGGAGGGGCAATATCTCTCCAGTATATTCTTTAAGAGCCATATTTAAGCCTTAATCTTCAACAAACATTTTACCGGTTTTTGGATCTTTATATACTTTTTTATTGGTCTTTGGATCTAGTCCCACCGCTTGATAATCAGCAGGAATTTCTAATCCGCCAGACTTAGGTATTTGCTCAGTTGTAAATTGTCTAGCAACTGATCTAGCCCGGTTGATATCATCTAGCGCATCTTGTTGCATCATTTTGATACGACCGTTAGCATCATCTAAAATAGCCTGAGCCGCTTTTTTACGTTCAATTTTTTTAGGATCAGTAGCCCCTTTATTGGCTTCCACGGTAGATAAAGCATTAGCATAGGCATCACTTTTTTGGATTTCTTTTATTTCTTTATCAACATCAAGTCTACGCTTCATGGCATTACTAAGGTTAATTTCAGCGTTTTGACTAGCTCTTATTTTTTCTTGTGCCTCATTTTTTCTTGCTAGTTCTTTTTCATGTGTTGCTCTTTGTTGTGCCCGAGCATTTTCCCCCCTTTCATGAGCTTCGGTAGAAGCCATCGTAGCTTGGTTATGTAACTTCTGCTTATAGATCTCTGTAGCCATTTTACCAACTTCGGTAAGCTGTTTAACTGAGTCAGCTTTATATTTTTCATAAGCATCAAAGTCGCCAGTTTTCTCGGCACGTTCAGCACGGTCAAGGTTATATGAAGCATCGTCTAGTTTACGACGTAGCTCGCCTTGGGCTTTCATATCTTCAGTCAGTTTAGGTAGTGTTTCTTTCATAGACTGGGCAATTGCCATAAGTACAGGACCGCGTTGTGTACCTAAGTTTGCAAAAAATTCTGCCTGACGGATTTGTTTAAGCCTAGCCGCTTCCTCACGCTGGGTATTACGTTCTGCCATAATCCGTTCACGTTGTGCGGGCGTAACTGTGTCAGGACCGATAGCCTTTTCTCTACGTGCTTGATATTCCTCTGGGGATTCTGGTTTTGTTATGCCCAACTTAGCCATCATATTAGACATATAATCATCAGTACTTATATTACCCATACCCGCCGCAGCAATCCCAGTTTTATCAGTTGGCGCAGTTTGAGTAGTAGCTGGCGCAGTTTGAGTAGGCGCTGTTTCAGTCTGAGTAGGAGCTGGCGCAGTTTGAGTAGCAGGAGGTACTACAGGTGATGTTCCTACATTAAGTGGTATTCCGCCCGGTCCGATAGTAGAAGATGTGGGGCTTACAGCGGGCGCAGCGGCGGTTATAGCTTGGGGATTTGCAGCTGGTTGTTCAGCAGGTTGTGTAGTAGATGCAGTAGGTTGTTCAACAGGTGCAGCTGTTGGTGTTACTGTTTTTGGCGGTAAACCATAGGCGCTTTGTCTTGCTGATACAGATTCTTTACTAGGCGCTAAAGGAATATTCCTTTTAATTGCATTTTCGGCTAAATCTCTTTGGCGATAGTAATCTGATTTAGATATAGGTTCACCTTGGTATTTGTTATAGTCTAATGGCATACCTTGATTAAGAGCATCTAAAGCCGCTGCTCGTCTTTCTTCTGGTGTACCACCTCCTTCAAACCTAACCGCCGTAATCCCGCCCGACGCCATTTGTTGAGGCATCTTTTCATTTAGGATCTCTTGAGCCATGCGTTTAGCTTCAGGGCTTGAGCTTTCTTGCAAGTATTGTTTTAGTTCTTGTGGGGACATTTGATATAAGTCAGACTTAATAGCCCCACCTACATCATAAGCCTGCGTGATACCACCCGACGCCATTTTTTTAGAATCTTGTAATCCACCTTTTGCGTTTCCTGAAGCACTACCAGCTTGGTTTGAAAATAACCCCGGCGCGTTTGCCATCGTACCAATACCACTAATTGCTTGAGTATAGGGATTAGGTACGCCAACATAAGTACTTTGAGTCTGTGAAGACATGGGTAAGCCACGCAACATATTAGACTCAAAGCCCAGTTGCATGTAGGGATATTGTTGTGCGTTGGTGTAATTCTGAACTGCTTGGTTGATGATGGCTTGTTGTGCCGCAGTCTGTTGTGCGCCGATTTGGTTCTGTAGGTTTGTAATACCCATCTGCTGATTGTATCCAGCATTACCAATATTCATTAAGTTCTGGCCTTGTTGACCAGCTAAGTTATATGCGCTTTGCGCACCTTGAACACCTTGCAGACCAATACCAGCCCCCTGCATACCTAGCTGTGAAGCCGCTTGCATGTTTTGATTAGCAGTGTTGTATGCTTGGTTATACGCATTAGATACGAGTTGGTTTTGTGCTAAGTTCTGGTTTTGCTGATTAAGCCCCTGCATAAGAGCTTCACGACTACCACCAAATGCACCTGCCGATGTAGCAGCGCCCTGTTCAGCAGCACCCTGTTGACCGTACTGTTGGTTCAAAAGTTGCATTGAAGGAGCAAGCGTAGCTTGTAAATATGGGTTCATATATGACTGAACCGCATTTGGGTTTTGAGCATTTTGTCCATAAGACATACCAGCCTGCGCACCCATCATACCCAGACCCATAGCAGGATTGGCTGTACCTAACGCTCCTTGAGCGGCTTGCCCTGTAATATCTGATGCCTGACCTATTTGTGGAGCCACCTGCATATTTGCAGCAGATTGTTGGGCCTGTTGTTGTAGTGGACTAAATTGTGCAAAGTAATCAGCTGGATTAGAACTATAAGGCTGATAAGGCTTCATTCCAGTAACAGTTGTGTTACCGTTGGCATCAGTCGTTGTATTGTATATTTGACTTTGCGCTGCACCGAGCATATTGTTAACATACGGCTGTGCATATGTTGGGATCGACGTATCTTGTGTCGTGATTGTATTTTGTTGCGGTGCGCCTGAACTTGAGCTGCCTTTACCCATTATTAACTCCTTGGACTGGCAACTCAAAAGTCACCCAGTGATCCTTGTATCCATCATTCTTAAATATCTTAGCCCAACCTTTACGGGCTGTAGCTTCAATTCCATCACATCCCACGTCTTTGGCATATCTTTGGAGCAGGTCCAGCATAGGGCTTTTCCACTCTTTAAGATTTTCTCCGCCACAAAAAGCCATACATAGTACTTTGCGTTGGGGATATGTAATAATGTTTGTAACCACAGATCCCTTGATTTTACCTGCGTCAAAGGCTACCCACAACTGATAATCATATTCTTTTATACAATTATAGATATCCGCCGCTGTGTATCGACCATAAGTAAACTTAGCAGCCTTCTCCATATGGGCTTCCGACTGCCTCCAGCAAATATCAATTAACTCCGCAGGGACTAGCGATACTTCGATCATGAGGGCATAAACTTATTAGGATTGATCTGTTTGCCTTGTTGTTTAGTGCCTGTACGAGCCACCCGCACTTTGTCCATCATGTGATGTAACTTCTTAGCACCGGCATCCGTCGAACCGTTACCTAGCCCAGACACTACATCCGCAGGGACTACAAACTCGCCATCAGCTAAACGTGCAGGTTGTTTATCACCGATTACAGCAGGGATATTGTCTGACATCCCATCGCCGGGTCCTTTAAGAAGTCTAGGATTACCGCCCTCCGCATAACCACCTAAGTTATATTTATTAATCCCCATAATCCCACCACTCGCTGCGGATTGAATTTGTTGTGCTTGCTGTGGTTGGGCTGCTTGTTGCGCTTGTTGCGCTGCTGCTTGTTCTTGTACATTTATAGGTTGGTAGCTCATTTTTCCTAAAGGATTTGCTGTTGGTAGTGGGATACCGGTAGTTACACCGTAAGCGTTTCCTAATTTATTATTTCTGTATAAAGATGCAGAAAGTGGGTCTAGATCTTTGGTATTTGGATCTATATCGGTATAGATTTGGGGGCTATAAGATGGCGCACCACCACCAGCAAAAGCTACAATCCCACCTGAAGCCATCTTCATATCGCCTGTATAAGGATCGGTATTAACGTCTTGAGGTCCAGTCACTACGTTTTGTGGGATTGGTGTTGTATTAGGGTTTGCAAAAGCAGATGAATAGTTCTGTGCGCCCGGGTAGTTCTGGTTATCACCCATGATATTTTGTTGTGACATTTGGGCTACTGGGCCACCTTGAGCTATACCACCATCCGCGTAATGTGATTTATATACATTGGTATTAGGAGTATATGAAGTTGATGACGAAAAATTACCCATAGGTTGAATTGGTGCAGAGGTAATACCTTGTCCAGCAGGTAAGGAAACATTCTGTGTTTTGGTCAGACCTAGGGCGTTAGCAAGTCCATAAGCACCGGCAGAAGTTAGATAAGGATGGTCTTTCATCCATTTAGTTACGCTATCAAAACCTTTACTGAGGGAGTCCCATGCGCTAGGTTGACCGGGTAATGTACCGTTAGGTTGTACTAAAGTACCCTGCGGGTTAATAGCATTAATGCCTTGTCCTATCTGTTGAGTTGTTTGGTTTGCCGCTTGGTTTGCAATCGAAGTATCGGTCCCTGAATTACCATATTGTTTCATGGATTGTTCAAACTGGGACTGGTACGGATTTGTTTGTGGCGTTGGTTGTGGCGTTGGTTGTGGCGCTGATTCTGATGTTAATTGTTCTTGTCGTAACGAAGTTTCATCTGGGGTGATCTTTATTGAATCCGTTGGAGGCCCACCATCTATAGTATTATCTAATACAGAATTAGCGGTATTACTGAACCCGTCACTCATCATAGACTCTGGGTTTATATTAGCAAGATCCCCTAAAGAATAATCAGCGAGAGATGAAGCAACTTGTGACCCAAAAGCAGCACCGTCAGCCATAGTAGCAGCAGAAGCAACGGCGGTCCCTGCGTCAGCGGCGGCAACTAATTCAGCAGCAGTGCATATAAAAGCCATAATATTTCCTTTAATTCTTTATTAATTTATCTTTAGGTATGTTGCCCGGGCCATATAGGGATAGTGGGTCGTCTTCTACTAAATCAGCTTCAACCTCGGATATGTCTATTTTATCTGTTTTATGTACAGTAATACCAATAGCATCTGTCAAAGCCAACGTAACTCGCTTAGTACCAGCTTTGCTTTCTATAACATCTCCAGATTTTAGACGGATCATGCCATTTTCTGACCAAGCAATAATTTCGCCGCTAGCGCAGATAAACAAATGATCTTTTTTATGTACTTTACCTACAATCAATGTCCCGGCTTTTCTAAATAACTTTCGGCAATACATACCATCATTGAAGTAATGTTCAGTATCTAGTTCGGGTTGGGGCATCTTAGCTACTTCAGCCTGTAAACGCTCAATCTCTTCTCTTGTTGGGACTTTGACGGGTGTGTTTTCTATGATTTCCATTTAGACCGTTCCCGTTGCGACCAATATGCCTTCTACAGCTACACCAACCGCCGCTGTACTTGATGGGGTATTAACTTGCCATTGAATATCTGTTTTTGCAGGATACGCACGAGGGGCAACCCTCAAAGAAGCGTAGTTGTTTCCAAATGGGGCTTGAAGCAAAACAGTCGCCAGACCAGAAGAGTTGTATGTTACAACCCGATAGGTACAGTATGAGCTAGATAAGTTACCAACTTGGTTTGTATAGGCGTTAACCCTAGTAAGATAAAACGTATAACCATTAGGAACTGTGTATATCATGGCTTGGTTTTTGCCGTTTGATATTGTTCCGCTTAATGCAATCTGGGCGTAAGTTACGGTCTTACCTGCATTTGATAAATATATTGTACCCACTGGGTTAACACTACCAGTAGTTTGTATTGTGTTGATTCTAAGATAACTGTTTGCAGTCGTAACGCCCGTAGTTCCGTTAGTTAGGACTTTTGTTTCTGATATTGGGTTGTAGCTTGCATCAAGACCAGAGATTACGATTGATACGTTTGTATCTGAAGCTGAAGAACTATACAGCAGCATTGTTGTTGCAGAAGCTGGGTACGTGTATGCCGTGGCGTTTTCCCATACTGGAATGAATGTTGTACCTACCGAAGCTTGATAGCCGTAAATATTAACTACCGAAGAACCCGTCACCAAACCACGGGCAACTTGCATATAAGATGGTAGTGCATAAGGTGATTCGTTATTAACAATCGTATATGACGGGTTGGTTGCGGTAGCCACGGAGTTTAGCCCTTGCACTGAGTTGTTAAGTTGCGTAAAGTACAGACGCAATATGTTGAGCATCTGGTTTTCAAAGTCAGCACTGTAATCATTTGGTGCAACTGGTAAGTTTGGCGGGGTTGGTACTTGTAGAGCGCCGTTATATGTAGTAGCCATTATCGCCTTCCATCATTTCTAATATCTATACGAGGCGTACCTAACTGCCACGCAACCCCAGTAGTAGTGGACTCAATCCTAAAACTTAATTGACGACCGCGTAATCGGGTATAAACCTGACCATCGAATTGTTGCACTGTGTATTCTGATACTTTTGAATAATCGTTATAACTTGGGACAGCAGGGTTATCAGCAGCGCCGTATGGTGTACCGGAGTTCTCTCTTGGCTTAATTGTCATCGTTACTGTCGGCTCGTTCACGTTTGATCCGTTGAAGTTTACGTCTGGTAGAATGCGCCAAACAAAGCCAAAATTATGCCCATCACCGATATCAAAATCAGAAGACTGTACATAAGAATCAATAGCCACATTCGTACCGCTTGAAACATCATCTGTACCCACTTCATGGTATAACAATCTCCCGTTGTAATCGGCTGCAATCGGATTAGGAATGCCGGAATCCATCCAAGCTGTCCTTGCCATCGTGCCATAATACCAAACTCGGTCTAAATAGTTGTATACCACATACTTATCAATCGTAGTGCCATTACTACTATTACTTACATAAAACCACCAAACTTCGTTGAAACCCTCGTTTGCTCCAGCAAAGACTTGGTATGACTGACTCTTATTAATATCATCAAAAATATACTGACGTAAAGAGCATGGTAAGGTTTCAACCCGTCCTGAATACATATAAAACTTTTCTAGCCCCATCCAGTATGTGACGTTGTTAACCGTAATCATGGCATTCGGGGACATAACAGATATGTTATCCATTAAGATATTAAAACCCCAGACATATGGCGCACCTAGATACTGCATTGAGTATAAGCACGAATCAGTCCATACTAGAATTTCCTGACGGGTTGCCCTTGCACCCATGATATACGAGCCGTTTGATAGCCGGAATTCACCAGATTGGTTTGTTAATTGTGGAACCCACTGATACGCATTAGCCTGATCTGACCAGCGAACTAACATAGGATCAAATGCACTTCCTGTTATACCGCCGTTATAGGAGTTAGCACCAAACATAATGACAAACTCTTGTATAGCTGAAGCAATAATTTGGTTTGTAGCCGTAGGCACATATTGCCCTGAGTAAGATATATTGTAATTACCTGAACTTGGAGCAGTTGTAGTTGTAGTAATAGGAACAGTAGTAGATCCCTGAATATATGTTGAGGCTACTTGAGTATTAGCTGGAAGCCCTGTACCTGTAATATAACAGCCCGGAACTAAATTAGTTACATAAGCAAGGGTAATTGTTGTAACACCGGACGAAAATGTAGCCGTTGTAGTGTACAGCGTAGTCGTGTTAGCCAATGAAGCCAAAGATATTGCACGAGTACCTACTCCACCAGACTGCTGCCAGTAATAGGGTACGCCACCACGCTGAGCAATGAGCAAATCTTGACCAAAGTTATCATTAGACCAAAGCAATAACTGTTGAGCTACACCGCCAGTAGATGATGCAGTCCCCCAACCACTAACGCCCCAACCACCTGCGCCCCATCCAGTACCAATCTGATAGACGTTTAATCCGGTATAAACCTGATAAGCTGCTGTTACCGAGCTTCCGCCGCCTGTTGTTGCACTTGTGGAAAACGCACCAGATATGCTAACTGTATAAGAACTGGAACTAAGTATAGTTACGATCTCTTGCTGGGCATTAATGTTTGCAGCGGTAAAGTTATCAACAGAGGTAGACCCACTAAATGTAACAAAGTCATTCTGTGTAGCACCGTTACCTGCATCGGTCACCGTAATTAACGAACAACCTACTCCCGCACCAGATGTATGGCTAGCTGCTGTAGTGCCATTGTATCCACGGGTTAACCCTACTAATGTACTGCCAACTACACCGTTGTAATATATTTGTTCCGAATTAATCTTAATAATCCCCGGGGAATTAGGGAAAGAAGCGGCAGAAGTTAAAGTAAGGGATGAAGTATTGGTTGCACTTAGGTTTGCGCCAAGCGTAGTATAGGAAGTAGAAAATGGATTAGAGCCAAGTGTATCGGTTTGTCTGATTGGCGTAATATCATTGTATGCACCATTTTGATAAATATAGTACTTGAGGTTTGTCCCTACGCCAACGTAGTTATTTTGACCATCAAGACTTACCCAGTTCCACAATGAACGACAAGTTCCTAAGTACTGGCTAGATATAACTTGTACCCAACCACCAATTTTTTCTGGGTAACCAGAACGGAAACGAATTTTATCCCCATCATACCAACCGCCTTCGTTAGCATAATCAGTGCCCTCTCTATTAAGGCCGGGACGGAATTGTAGTTTCTGTAATGGCATTATTTATCCTTAAGCAGTCGTGCTACCACCAAACTTCTTGTATTTATCTAGCAAGACGTGCAAATCATTTTCATGTTGACCATACCCAGCACCGGGCAATGAAGCCCAGATATGCCGACATTTATCAAGCGCTACCCCAATGTATCCAGCTTCAACATCATCTAGGGCTTTACACTCTTTAATCTGTTGTATAGCAATTGCATCCTGCGATTCTGGGCTAAAGTCTTTTAAGTCAAGTTGCTTTTTATAAGTGTCGAAATATCGTGCGAGGAGTTGATAGCGTCCAGCAGCAGTTGACGCCAAGCCTTGGCGTAGTACAACGAGCTTTCTTGGGTGATCTGCATAGCCATTAAATAATCCTCCTCCGACGAGTACATCATATCCTCGATCATTCGTTTTTTGGATGCCATTATCAGTACCCTCCGAGTAAGCAATAGTATCTAAGAAAGCTTTTAGATTAGGACTCATTTTACCGCCGGTGTCGAGTTGTACAACATCTCGTCTTTGTGTTGGCTTCCAGCGGATGACCCAAAGTAAAAACTGATGACCCCAGTCCATGCTGTCCCCAAACTTCCTAACATAATCATTAGTGGATTGGATTCTTTAGCGTAGCCCATCATCAGTGCATACAAGATACCAAAGAACCCCGTAGTTACTGCACCTGCAAGAATGGCTGGAATAGCGGACTTAGTAGCCATCTGCATATCACGGGCTGACTTACGATCTTCCGTAGCTAACTGCTCAAAGTTAAGACCTAAAGACTGAGCTTGTTTTTGCAATTCGATTTCAGCAACTTTAACCTGTGCTAACTGATCGGCAGATAACTTACCAGACTCAATCATAGACTGCACTTGGTTTTCAGGAACGCCAAATACTTTAGCTAGTGCCGTAACTGCAAGACCTGCCAAAGGACCACCTAAAGCGGTAGCAATCGTAGGGGCAAGTTGTGCTAACCATTCCATGACTAATCCTTAATAAATATGTGCAAGAGTGCCAGAAGAACTAAACGTATGATACCAACGCTTTGTAGCACCTGTACCTGTAGAAGTTACTGTACCACCGTTGTAAAGTTGGATGGATGACACGTAAGATATGATTACGCCACCAAGACTATCAGCCGAGCCAAAATTACCATATCCTGTACCATTACTTCCGTTATAAGCATTAGGCTCATTACCTTCTGTATTGCTGACAGAATAGGCGCTACCCCCACCACCAGCTCCGTAGTAGTTACCATCTATAAATAAAATACCGGGACCACCATTACCGCCGTAGATATAGTACCCGCTTGGTAACGCATCATAGGCACTTCCACCATTTCCGCCAACACCTGCACCGCCACCACCCGCAGCAGCATATCCGCCAGCAGTCCAAGGTGCAAACGGAATAGCGGGCCAAGTTACAGAATCACCCCCGCCACCGCTAGTAAATCCGGGACAACTACCCCCACTACCACCGTATCCACCGCCATTATTTCCGGGGTTAGCAGATACGCCATTAAACTGTGATATGCCACCACTGATGTTTACTGATACGGTATAAGATGTTTTGGTGCTGATTGACTGTGTACCAATAAATACTTGACCACCTGAACCACCTGCACCATTACTTGTTCCCCCATTACCCGCAACCATGTAGTTGATTGTGACTGCGTTAGCAACAGAAAACACCGTAAGCCCAAAGGCTTTATCAGAAGCAGCACCGATAGCAGATAAGCGTGGCATATTACTTGAACTGTGTAAGTGAAGCTAAGACCGTATAGGTCGGGGAAGAACTTGTTTTAATAATTGCATACGTATACGCATCAATACCGCTTGCATTACCTGCCGTAGGAGCAATACCGCCCTGCCAAACTGGGGAATACGAAGCACCATCAATCGTAATAGCTGTATTGTAGTAGGGCGTAGCACCTTGGGTAACTAAGAATGTAACGCTGACAGACTGACCGGTAGATAGCAATGAAGCCAAAGTAGTTGAGCTATTACCCCTAAAATTTACCGTCCAGTTAGCAGCAGCGCTTGTCGTGTAATAAAGAACTGCTTGGGTAAGGTAATCATAATTAATCGTACCTGTTGCAGCCGTAGCCGATACCGTAGCTGTTTCACGAATACCAGTAAGTAATGGGTTGGTAAACGAGCTGTATGTGGATGAACTTGGTCCCACTACGTTGTTACTTCCATCACAGTAGACTAAAGCCAAAGATGAGGCTGGCATAGTGTACGCACTACCACCAGAAGTCTGGATACTTAATGATTGTGCTGTAGTATTGTTAACATAGTATGTCTTATTGACGTTAGGGATTGTAATAATCGCCGTTGTCGATGGGGTTCCAGTTGCAGCCAATACTGCACTGCGAGCTTGGTCTGTTGCACCGTTTACAGTAGTTAGCGTCACTGCGCCGGAACTAACGTCCACCGAGGTCAAACCACAGATAGCTTGTTCTAGCAACGTGCCTAAGTTAGTGTTGGTGTAGTTACCCCAAGTACCGGCGTCTTCACCGTTGCCCAGCAAGGCTAATCTTAGGTCGGTTGAGTAAGTGGTTGGCATTTCTATTCCTTATAGCTGGGAGTCGTTTATGACAGTCCAATTGGGGTTCTGTGAATCAACAATCTTAAACCAGCCTCGTCCAATAGAAGTATCAAACGTCACAACGGTTTCTATTACGGCTGAGTTATATTTTACTGTATTACTCTGTGTACTTGCAGGGGCAAAATTCTCTACCACGGCACGGCTGTACTTAGCGATATTGGTCTGGCTGTTGGCAAGCCCTGAGTTTTCCAGTACCGCCGAGTAAAGATTTTTGACGTTCGTTTCGGCATCTGCCATTGTCGAGTTATCGGTGCGGGTTACTACAAACTTAGCATTACCTACCTGTGCGCTCAGAGCAGTTAAAGCCTCTACTACCGCCGAGCCAAACTTTGCGCTGGTTGTAATGCGATCTAGCAGGGACGATGTTTCGGTTGTTATTACGTTGTACTTAGCCTGACCAAGCGTGTCTGTATCTGCCGGTGTAAACGCCTCAAGGACGGACGATATAAATTTAGCCGTGTTGGTTTCCGCATCAGCCATCGTTGCGTTTTCGGTAGCTGTAACAGGGTAGTAGTTGTAAAACACCCATCCGGTATTGTTAGACACGTTCGTGGTGTTGCGCCCTGCGTACCAAGTGTTAACTGGAGTCACGTTGGTATCTTGCAAACTCATGTAGTTACCGCCTAAGTTATGCCCACTTAGGTTGACGAAATTAGCTGCTGTTCCAGACGTAGAACTATTTACTGTAACTAAATTACCCGCTGTTCCGATGACGCTGAAGTTGTTAAAACTATGCGTTCCACCTGCACCAAAAGTAATAGTCGATGGAAACACCGTTGCAGTCATGTTCTGGTAAGTGTTGTTTCCGTTAATATAAAGAATACCTGAACCGTCTTGGCTAATGGTTGGGTAGTTAGCACCGCCGCCGTAAAATGTTTTATTGGTCGATGCAGTAAAACTTATTTTTCCTGTGCCAGATGTACTGAAGTTCGTACCTGTGTTGTTCCAGACAGCAGCGCCACCGCCAGAAGGAATGGTTATTGTTGCACCACCAAATACAATTGATTTAGTAGATGATGTCGGAGATAAAAAAGTACTGGGCGTAAAGTTGTAGCCATTTAAATTTAATGTACCGCCAGAAAGAGAAAAAACATATGTCGTTGTTGCAGCGCCCTGCAAAACAATTGTTCCCGGTCCAAAAATAAACAAATAAGTTTTAATGGATGTGCCGTTTGTCGTTAAATTTTGTGATGTAGCGGGCGCAAGCTGTATTTGTCCAGACGGACTATCGGTGAAAGTCATGGTGCTAGAAAGCACTAAATCACCCTGCAAATTCCATGCCCCAGTAAGTGCAGAAAGCGTTCCGCTAAAGCCAGTAAAGTTAATGGTGTTGTAATAAGTACCTATACCAAGAGTAACTGTGTCCGTTCCAGCGTTGATGTAATAGTTAAGCGGGTAGGTTTGTAGCCCTCCAGAAATAGTTCTGGTTCCGGTTGAACCGCTGTAAGTGAAGTAAAAATTAGGTGTTCCGGTGTAGGAAATATTTCCATTGTGACTAAATACTGTTGTGTTGTTTCCGGTTATGTAAATACCAGAAGTTCCAAACGCTATCGTGACAGCACTGCTATTAGCGCTAAATGCTCCGCAAGTCAGGGTTTTTCCGTTTAAACTTAATGACCCCGAATTCAAGGAAAATGAAGTGGTGGATGCAACAACTAAGTTGCTTAAAAGGGTATATGTTGCGTTGCCTGAAGCTGTAACTGGAGCCGGAATAGTTACACCATTGGTATCTATATTTTGTATACCAGAAGAAGCAGCGAGGTATATTGGTCCGCTGTAACTTACTGTCGTAGAGGTAGAAATCCCATTTGGAATTGTTAATGTACCGTATACATAATATGCCCAGTTATCAGAACTTAATGTACCACTAAAACCGGTTAAATTAATTGAGTTGTAAACCCTGCCTGTCCCGTAAAAAATAACCGTATCACTACCCGCTGTAACACTAAAGTTTAGTGCGTTTGATTGAGTTCCACTTGTAATTCCAGCACTTATACCCCTTGATCCGGTACTGCCTGAATAAGTGCAATAGATAGCAGATGTTCCGGTATACGAAAAATTGGTTTGATTACCGCTTTCCCAAATAGTTGTGTTGTTACCTATTAGATATATAGCACCTGAATTAAATGCAATCGCCCGGGTATTTGCGTTTGAACTACTAAAAGTAGCGCACGTTAAACTTTTGTTGTTTAAATCAAGCGTACCAGAAGTAATAGTTACTGATGATGACGTATTTAACGCATCTTGCAACTGAACCGTAGTAGTTGTGCTGTTTACTGTAAAAGTTAATGCCGTGGTAATACCATTTGATATAATTTTTTGCGTACCTGTACCGTTAAAAAATACACTATTATTAGCAGTTACGGTCATGGAACTTGAAAATGTTAAATCCCCAAATAAAGTTTTGTTACCTTGAGCTACCCATGTGCCAGAAAAACCAGTAAAGTTAATAGATTTAAACGATGAGCCATATACAGAAACATTATCTGAACCAGATATTATATTAAGATTTATTGCGTATGAAACATTGCTGGCAGAAGAGTTTGCAACATCTACTGTTCGTTGTCCTGTTGATCCAGAGAATGTTGCATTGACAATCGCAGAACCTGTAATTGTTAAACCAGTTGAAACATCTGTATTCCAAATAAATGTAGTATTACCTTTTAAATAAATTTGACCTGTGGTGAACGCAATTGTTCGAGTGTATGAATTTGAGCTACTAAAAGCAGCGCACGTTAAATCATTATTATTTAAATTAATTATTCCTGCATTAAGGCTAAAAGTTGTGCCGCAGCTTGCAGCGCCAGCTAAAGTTAGCGTAGAACTAGCTTGGTTTGATTGACCGGAATTAATACCTTGTGGAAATGTTAATCCGGCAGATATAAGTGTTTGAGTACCTTTAGAATAAAATAAAGCAGCCGTTCCGCCAGTTTGGGTTAATGTTAATGATGAGCTAAATATTACATCTAAATAAAATGCTGGGTATGAACCCATGCTAAATGTCGCCGCATTTGTTACTCTCGAAAAATCGAGTCTCCCTAACGCCCAGTTTCGATCATAGTTAATAACACCGCCTGTACCAAGCCCTGTATTATCAAAAATAACAGTATCCTGTGCTAAAGGAAAATTAGCTGCTGCGGTAGTACCACCAGAAGTTGTAGCAAAAGGCGTGTTTCCTCCCCATTGACCTGTTATATTAGGGGCATTCCAGTAAACAATTTTTGCTGGTGTAGTTGTTATGTTTGCATTGCCTTGCAAATCACCAATACTTGTACCTGACCAAGGAGAAGAAGCACCCGCTACTGTGATACCACCAAAATCAATATATGATAGGGATGATACTGCGTTAACAGTTAATGTTACGTTTGTGCTAAGTAATGATGTTGCTGAAGACCCATTGTAAACTTGAAGTCGTTGGTTATAGGAAGCACCTGATATAGTCAGGGTTCCGTTTATTGTTTGGTTATCGGTAAGATATAAATACGAAATATTATTGGCAGTTGTTACCGTTGCTACTGAAAGATTATTAAATGTGTTTGCTCCAGTAATAGAAGCGGAAGAAGCCCCGGTGTTTGTAAAACTTACGTTGTAATAAGTTAACCCACCGCCAGAAAATACACCTAATGTACTATTTATTATTATTGTTGATGTACCGGCATTTACTGTAAAGGCTGTTGTTCCAGCAATCCACTCTTGGCAAGTTACAGTAGAAGAACCTAAATTTAATGTTCTTGCCCCTACATTTGGTGACGAATCAATATTATTATAAGTAGTTAAACTGTAATTATTTGTTGTAAGCGTACCTGCAAGAAGTTGAATTCCGGTGTTAGCAAGGAATGAACTTCCAAGTGTCCAGCCACCACCAACACCATTAAATACAGTTATTACATTAAACCCTATACCGTTTTGTGTAATTGTCCAACCAGTAGTTGTAGCACTAAAAGTAATAAAACCTGTATAGCTATTTGTAATGCCGGTTGCAGCAAATGTGAAAGAGCCGTAAACACTCCATGCCGCCGATCCTGCAAGGGTTACGTTACCCGATGCTGGACCAGCAACGCTCACACTACGACACACGGGAGTGGTCAGCAAGGTAACTGTATAGGCAGTGGCATTAGATAGTGAATTAAAAAACACATCATCAGCAGCCGTAGGGACACCAGCACCGCCAGCACCGCCAGAAGTTAATGACCAGTGTGTAGCAGTGGAATCCCAGTTACCTGAACCACCTACCCAGTAATACGTTGCCATTCACTACTCCGTTTAAACTGCTGGAGGTACATCTCCGGGCAGGGGTTCTGCACCTACAGGGGGGACATATGGCTCAGAAGGGGTCGTAATAATTTTGTACCAATTATCAAAACGCTGGTTCTGTATGGTCGTGATTTCATCAGGCGTTAAAGCGTTAATGTAATCAGGATTGCCAACAATCGCATCGTTATAGGTGTAACCGTTTTTGGTAATACTGAACTGAATCGCCAGCATCCCGTTGTCTAAAGTTACCATAACGCCTCCTTACGAAGTAGCAGTCGTCGAGTACGAAACGCTTAACTGATCGCTAGAAGCTACCGTGCGGTTACCACCAGTAAATGAACCTGCGCTGTACAAAGTACCCGTGGTATTATCAATTGACGAGGAACCGTTGATGTTAATAAAACATCCTGCAACCGTACCAGCACCGGTAAAGGTAAAGGTCAAAGCTGCACTTGTTGACTTGGTAGTTACGTTCGATGGCGTTGATCCTGTCGAGGTAGCCGAGCTAAACGATACCAAAGCCCGTGTACCAGAATAGGTAGGAGCGTTAGCATTGCCTGACTCTAACCATCCGGCGTGACTAGCCTGTGTATCCGTTGCAGCATAGGTCGGGGACGAAGCACCAGAAACCAAACCCATGTATACCGTAGCGGTATATGAGCTACCAGCCAACAGCGTGTCAAGCATCAACTGTTTACCGACTGCAACCACTAGGTTGTCAATGGTGTCTTCCCATTTCAGGTTACCATCTTTATCATAGCACTTAGCCACGAAGTGACCTTCCATGCCAACGGATTCTACAAAAGAAGCGTTCTTGACCAGTACGGCATCGCAAGTATCGCCAAAGTTTGATTTCTCAATATTCATAATATTTCCTTACATAATGCGAAGAATTGCGGTAGATGAGGTTGCCGCTGGGAATGTAACGGTAAAGCTATTTGTACAAGTCTTATCCGAGCCAAAATTTAAAACGAAACAAGCCGCGCCGGTAGTGCTATTGTAAACTAACGCGCCTCTACAAGTGAAGCTAGCAGGAGTCCAAACTGCATTATTAAACGATACATAACTGACGTTATTGGTATTGTCAACACTAATTGTAGTAGGGGTTAATGCTTTACCGCCAGCCGTGTAACCTGTACCTACTACTTCATTAGCTGAACTATATGCCGTGGTCGTGTTGTCTAAACTGGCATTAGCGTTATACAAAGCAATCTTGTAGGTGTATGGCGAACCGGTGTTAAAGTTTTCAACGCCTTTAAGAAGATTCTGGGCAAAGCCAGTACAGGATGTTTGGACGATCATGTTGTAACCCTAATCTTTGTCTGACCATCACGGTAAGCATCACCACGCTCAAGCCCATCACCCAAGCGCTTAAGCTGCGCTAAGGCTTCTTGATACTTTTGTTCATAGTAAGTAACCAAGTCTTGCTCTTGTTTCATAAATAACATTGCTTCACGCATAGCGCCGTAGAAAAGCGCAGGGTCGTAGTTATCCCCTAACCAGCTTGTTCCGGTAGCATTAGATATAGTTGTTACTGATATTGAAAAACCCGTACCTGATCCAGCTCCGATAGAAGCTGCGCTAAAGCTTAACGAGTCACCCACAACGTACAACGTACCGCCGTTGGTAATAGTAAACCCAGTAACAACCCCACCTGTAATCACAACGGTAGCTTGAGCGTTGTATCCTTGTCCGCCTGTCAATGGGACTTGAGTGTATATACCACTTGTATATCCTGAACCGGGAGTAAACGAAGTTGCTGTACCCGTAATCATGCCCTGCACAATTGTTGCTGGGTAGTAGAAGTAATGTAGTTCTACGTTATAGCTTTGATCTGGGGTGGGGCCAAGAATGACTGAAAGCTCATTGGTATTACTAGATTGTGAGCCAAACAAGCCGTAGTATTGCGGTGCGCCCGTGTAAGAAGCGGTAGGAAATGCTTCACGAATAAAGTTAACATCTTTGTTAAGTAAGTACGTGTAATTACCAGAGCTATCAATTACAGCTAAAGAATATGCCGACAGCCAATCATTAGGCAAAGAAAGATACTGATTACTAGCAGTTAAATTACCAACTACATTCTTACGCAACGAAGGCAACTGAACCGTGTTGTATATACGATCTTCAGCTTCCATGATAAATGTAGGAATGTTCTGGACAAACAAAGACTCAGTGTTCTCTGAATAATCCTGAATAGCTTGCTGAAGTTGTATATAGTTCATATCTTACGCCATAGGACCATATGCTTTACGACCTTTAGTAGCCGCACCATTACCACGAGTTTCAATACCACCTTCTTTCATTTCACCCATTCCATAACTAACACCATTAGGAACAGGATCAGCCACACCAACCTTGAGAGCAGCCTTTTCAGTAGCATAGGAAACTTTAGGTATTTCGCCTGTAACAGTTTTACCTGACATCGTATGCGGTTTTGCATATGTGCTAGCGGGTTTGTTGTTTTTAGCCATGATTAACTCACTTTTGATTCATTGCACGAGCCATATTGCGACCCATTTTTTTCATAGCTTCACCGGTAACGGACGATGCGCCCTTCTTACCTTTGCCGCCTTCAATACCCATTTTTTTACCATCGTCACCAAAGTTTTTACCCTTAGTTTTACCCGATTTAGTTACGCCATCTGCTGCGCTTCTGTATCCCATAATATACTCCTACGTAGTGGCAATCGTTACTGTGCCAATTGATATGTTTAAAATTAAATCATTTTGTGTAAGTACTGTATCAAATGAACTTGCACCACCTACTGGACTCCATCCCCATTGAAACTGCCTACTACCATCAGATGGATACCCGCTAGAACTCGATCCAGAACTATAATAACTCACGTCTGGCCTTGGTTCCCGTACAGCTTGTGGGTCATTAACCGGATAAAGACCTAATGATAGTTGTGGTTGATCTGGGTCCCAACAAGTTTTACAAACCTTAATCTGAAACAGTTTAGTCTTAATTACTTCTTTTTTCAGCTCACTAAGTTTATATCTTTGCCCACAACGATCACATTCGGCAATTGCATATTTACCACTAGCAAATTTTGAAGGCATTTATACAAACCTACCTTTAGTTTTGCCGCGACGCTCTATACCATGACCTCGCACGACATTACTTTTTACTTTGCCACCCTTTTTATATTCAGACGATTTTCCAGCTTTCTTAGCCTCATCAACTTCGTCTTCCATAATAGAATGGATTTCCTTGGATCTTCTGTTTAACTCTTTGCTTGAATCGTAAACAGGCCACTTACCTTTATTTATTTCAGACCGCCAATAATCCTTAACAAGCTCAGGATCATCTATTTTTTTACCGGCTATGTATCCAGGAACAGAAGCAAACTTACCTTTATATGGTCCTGATTCCATTTCAACCCCAGTACTCCACACGGTTACTGGGTTGCCTTCTTCATCTCTTCCAACATTATTAAATTTAATATTGTTTCTATGATAATCAACTATTTTTTGTTCTTGAGGGGTAAGCTTTAAATCAGCCATAATCTACCTCAATAAAACAATTGTCTAGGTACAAACCTTACAGGTGCTTTCTCTCGATCTTCCGAAGATGCTAAGTCCCACTGCTCCATATATTCCGCTTTTAACATCATGGCGCGTTGCGGATCTATCCCATCCAACTTAGCAACAAGATACCAAGCAAGACCTGCCACCAAGGCGTTGATGAGGCGAAAAGGAACATCCTGTGTAGTAATACCATTACCCGCATCCTGTAAGCGACGTAGCCGCCAATATATAAATGTGTACTGAGTACCGGGGTTGCCTGTGGGCCAAATGTTGATGTTAGGTAGAAATACACGAGTTACTGTAGCAGGCGCGGTATGGGATGTTGCAACTGTATTAGCCAGACCACGGTAACAATTTAATAACTGGTTTCCACTTATGTTTTGGTACAAAATGATTTCACTATCAATCTGAATATAGCCTTGAGTTGGTAATCCAACTGGATTAAGTACTGTAATCGTCGTATCCGTAGAGCTAATGCTGGATGTAATAGTCGTAGAAGCAACGGCGTTTGAATTACCTGATTGTCTATCTACCCATACCTGAATCGGTCTGCCTTCCGCATTTTTAGTTGGAATGGTGCTATATGTTGATTCTGAGATACGTGTGATATTGATATCAGTTTGATTTTGTCCAGTACCTTGCCTAATAACATGGTCTAACAAATCAATTGTATCTACAGGGATAGGGTAGCTAATCTGTCCAGCATTGATGTTGATTGGTATCTGACCTTGCTCAATCGTCCACAAGTTAATACCACGGTTAGACCATTCAATCGTCAGTAAATTTAAACTTCTACGAGCAGTACGCAAATCATAGCCTGAACGCATCTCCTTACCGCATCTCTCAAATGCTTCCTCAACTAACTCAGTTAGCTGTAAGTTAAATACATCCGTGCTAGATGTTGTCATTACTTTTTCATGCCTTTAAGCGTTTCTGCAAGTCGTGCACGTTTACCGATTGTACCGGGCTTTTTTGCTGCTGCCGCTAGTTTTTTAGCGGGAATAGGCTTACCTTCTTTAGCGCCTAACTCTTTACGCAAAGCACCGGGCTTTTTAATCGCACCCGCAATCCAGTTTTTCGTAGCCATTACTTGCTCTCAGGATCGGCAACAGAATCGGCAACAACAGGGGCAGCGGGAGCGGCAGGGGCAGCGGGAGCCTCACTAACAGCGGGTTCTACAGCAGGAGCAGCTTCGGCAGGATCGGCAACCATCTTCTCCAACTGGGCTTCAAAGTCTACCAAGAAGTGAGGTTGGAATGGCAAACGACGCAGAATATTCAGGATATCCCCAGCTACAGTATGTTCTAAACTAAATAGGATTTTCATTTCTTTTTCCTTGCTGCTCGTATATTATCAACTAAATTTGGATAGGGACGACCGGCAGCTTTTGCCATCTCTTTCGCTTTTGACTTCTTTTCCGAACTTAACTTCTTGGGTTTACCTAAACTTTTGGGTCTAGGTTTTTCCCATACTTCTCCACCGCGTTTATATACCTCGACATCATTTGGATTATCTTTACGGACAATCTTCTTTTTACCGGGCATCTTAGATGGGTTGATATCCCCCATACCACGCGAGGCTAACATTTACTTACCCATGAAGCTTGATTTGATATGGTCGGCATGGACTTTATGGCTTTCTTTATGCTTACCATAGTGGACGCTGTGATGCTTATGATCGCCTTCTTCATGCTGACTAATAAAGTCATCGTGATGTTTCATGTAAGAACCTGACATAGGTTCCATTTTTTCTTTAGTAATTTGGGGTTTCATAGTAGTTCCTTAACAATATTTACCACGGGTTTTGCCACGTTGGGCGATACCATCCGCACGGCAGGAGGCCATACCACCAGAGGCCATCTTTTTAGTTTTGCCGCCTTTCTTCATACCACCACCTTCCATACCCATCGTAGGACCAGAATCGCCAAGGTTCATACCACGGGTCATACCACGCTTTTGGACTTTAGATTGACCAAACTTACCCAATTTATTTGAGCCAGCTTCGACATCTTTACCCATTCCTTTGGGACCCATCGTTTCAGCCGTACCACCTTTTACCATTTTTTTCACGTTACCACCTTTTTTGAGAGCGATCTTAGTACCCTTTTGGCCTTTATGTTCTTGAGCATCATGCTCTTTAAAAGCCTTCTTAATCATGGCAACGTCTTGCTTCTTATCAGCAGCCATTTCTTTCTTCATTTCTGACTTAGATTCTTTCATAACTCCGCCTTCTTTAAATGATTTGCCTTTGTCTGCTGCTGAAAAGTCTTTACCTACTGATTGAGGTACTCCCGCTTTTTTTGCAAACCCCGGGTTGTGGGCTACTGCTTCCATAAAACGATGTTGCTTAGCACTTGTACTTGGCATGTTATTTCCAATGATTCTTAATAAACTCTAGCGCAAAATAACCTATACCACATAAAGCAGACCAAGCCAAACCACCAAGTGTTTTATCAATTATAGCTTTACGGAATTCGCCGCGTCTAGCTTCATTCTCTATTGCCATTCTTACCCATCTGATCTCTTCTTCGGATAGGGGGTGGGCATCGACTGCTTCTTTAATAGCTTCTTTCACTAAATCTAGCAACTCGTCTTTAGTTAAGTTTTCGATGCTCATTAACATTTCCACCTTTTAAGACTTGCAGCTTTCCTAGTAGGTTTACCGTTTTCATCTTTCATCGGGCCGGGCATACCGCTCATGCGAGCGCAAAACGACTTCTTACGTGGGCCACCTTCAGGCTGTGGAGCTTTTAGATGGGATCCAGTTGCTGCATTGTACTTAGCACGACCTTTGGCAGTTAAACCCGCTCCCTTTGATACTGGAAGCTTTTCACCACGACCAACAGCAAGGGAGGGATTTTTCTTAGCCATGTTATGCCATCGCTTCCTGACAGACCACGTTAACTTGCAGTGTAGCACCAGCAGAAGAAGTTACAGCAACTGTAAGAATATCAGCTACGTTACCTTTAATGTTAGTTAACACTGGGAAGAAGTTGGTCAAATCAAGCTGTTGCAGACCGTTATTAGCCGTAGAGAACGCATACACCACTTCACCACCAGCCAAGTTAATTGCACTTAAGTCTTGCTCAGCAAATGAGTTGTAAGAACCTAGTTTGTTAAGCGCCACAAAGTTTGCATTTTGTAAGGAAAGTTCGTTAGTAGGTGTACTTGAAATCAACTCAACCAAACAAGTAGCCGAAGCATTAAGCAGCAGCGTCTGTGGCAATAATTGACCACGATCAATCAGACCAATCTGATACATATTTCCAGAGGCAGGTGCGTTAGCCAAAGGTAATCCAGTTACAACATCGCCAAAAGTCAATGCGCTAGTTGTGTTGGATGTAATACGACCTGTGTACGGCGAAACAGCAGTTGCACCAGAAGTATACGCACCCGGCGTAGTAGGACCGAACGAAATTGAAACTGTAGTCGTTGGGTTTGTAGCTGGTATGTTTACTTGGAATATACCGTTATAAGTTGTTGGTGTTGCACCAGAGATATAAATCACATCGCCCTGCTTTAAGTTATGTGCAGAAGAGAATGTAATTACCGCTGAGTAAATCGTAACACCACCAACTGTAGCACTTGTAGCCGCAGCAACTGAACTGATGGTTGGAAGACTTGCTTGATAATAAACAAACTTACCAACAAATTGGTTTACGCCCCAGTAAGTTGCTGTTGGGGTTGAGGTCAGCGTTGCACCGCTTAACAACTGGATCGGTAGGATCATGGTCGTTGTAGTTGGTACGTTTTGAATCAACCAAGTTTGTGCTGCATAAGTAGTTGTTGCAGTTAATGTACCAGTAGCACTTAATCCGCTTACGCTTACTTGATAAGTACCAAGACCACCTGCTGTATACGAAGTAACTGTACCAGCAACCTGTGCAGTAAATGCGTTACTAACAGTAATCGTTGCGCCGTTAACAGCAGTGATAAATGTACCAGCAGGGATACCTGTACCAGCCACTAATTGACCAATTGCAAACGATGTACCCGCAGCAAGAGTTACTACGCTTGTTCCTACCGCACCACCACTTGCATAAGCTTGTGATCCAACTGCTGAGCTAGTTGCTGTTAATTGTTTAACAATCGTAGGCGTACCAGAAATACCTGTACCAGACAACACCATACCCGCTTGCAATACGCCGGTGGCTACAGCCGTTGTTACTGTTAAAGTCGTACCAGCAAATGCGTAGTTTCCTGTGGCAACCGTACCCGTTTCAGTAAACGAACTTAGCGTTACGTATTGTGCTGGGCTGTTAGCGTTAGCCGTGTTAGTTACAGCATAACCATGAGCCGAAGCAAAAGTTACCAGAGCCTGACCGCCGTTAGGCTGACCAACAACGGAAGAAATCGCTGGAGTTGATGCACTAATCGTAAGTGAAGTATTTGTACCGCCCGTAGCTGCTGCGTTAGTCTGATCGAAAATATCAGCGCCCATTGCTCTCATACGGAACGATGTTACTGGGTAACGGATTGACGAAGCGGGTACTGCACGGTTTTGAGTTGCAGCATTATTACCATATGAATAAGTAAAACCACGCTGTTTATCAATACTACCTTCAATCAAAATGGACACACCATAGTGCGTCATTACCGATGAGCCAGTGCTTCCGTTGTCACGCTGCTCATAACGTGCTGGTAAGTTACCTGTACGGCTCCAAGGTTTAAGTTGTGGACTACCCGTAAACGATGAGTTAGCAGTACCAATCTGATGCAGGATGTAAGGCTCGCCGTTAAGGACTACACCCCAACGCAAAGCACCAGCACCATACCATGCGTATTCCATCCAGATCATCTGAACCTTAGTCCAGTCTAACGAATCACGAATCTGCTTGTTACCGTTCCATTGTGCTGCGTCAATTACCGTATCAACTGGCAAACCACCCGAATCAGAACGAACTACTACGCTCATTGCATATGGGTTGGTAGCAGTAGGCGTACCTTGCTGCATAAAGAAAATGCCGTTGGAATCATCAAAAATACCAACACGCTGATACTGTCCGTTTAATGACGTACCGAAGTTTACGTTTGATGCCATGTACATCGTCTTACCGGGTTGGTAGCGATGGTAAGGACGGGACTGACGAATTGTAATATCACCGGGGACGTTACCGCCGCCGATTGTCATGCTTACACCACCAAGACCGGGGTTTTGCACGATAGATGCTTGACCAGATACGTTATTGATGTACTGCTCCCAACGCAAAGGCTGGACACCGTATTCAAAATCAGCATCGTAAATGTTCTGTGATTGCGATACTTTTAACTTACCGACTACATCACGCAGCCGCTGTGGAGCTACAAATTGCGCCGCTCCATCTAAACCAGTCCAAGGCGTACTAGGAGTTTGAACCCCAATGTTACCGGTCTGGTTGTTTTGTCCTTGCCCGTTGCTTGGCGAGAAATAATTTAACAGATTCCATGCACCCATTATTCACTCCTAAAGATTTGGTAAAAGGGGGCTTTCGCCCCCACTCAGACATTAGTCAAAGTTACCGTATGGGTACGTTGTGCTGTTACCGATATTGGTATCAGGCTGGGTGTACTGCACGATGATGTTAAATTTACCTGCGTTAACCGAACCCAACGAAGCTACAGTCATCTTCAGTGTAACAACGACTTGGCTAAACCATGTTGGCTGTTGACCGGGCTGCAAGTTTTGTACGTCTTGCAATGTGGACGATGCGTTAGCATACTGAGTAGCAGTAAACGTAGCAGTAGTGCGACCAATCGTACCGCCGGTAATCGAACCAAACGTAGCATAAACACCTGCTGCGGTAGCAAAGTCGTTTGAAACATAAGGCTGAATTGCAGTTACAGCGTTCGTACCGTCAGTAGGCTGAACCAACTGGTCAATGTAAATGTTGCTGATGTATGAGCCTTGTGGCAACGTAAAAACTGCGCCACGGTAGTTAGTGCCTGACGCATCAGCCGTAGGAGTATTTGAAGTGGTCGAAGGACCAGAAGTGCTATATGTACCCGACTGTGGAGCGTAAATCGTAGCTAATTGGTTAGGGATGTTGTTTGCCGTTGCAAACTGGGTGGAAGCACCACCGTAACCTGCTGCGCCAGTGGTTGACTTAGAAAAGTCAAGGAGAATTGCTTGTTGGAGTATTGTGTAACCAACGTCACGCTGCGGACCAAAACGCTGGTCACCAGTTAAAATTGGACCTTCAAAAGTGGAACGACCCATGATATTTCCTTATGCAAAAGGCTTATACCAATCGTTGCATCGTCTGCTGGGGCAGTGGCGGTATAAGCAAACACCCAGATAGTTCTTAATATACATCAAAATAATGTTTTTGCAACAAGATTAAAGTACTATTTATGTAAGGGTTTTAACTATAACGGATATTTTATGAAGTTTTACATCAATAAGGTTGATTGCCGCAAGCCTGAAATCGTATCTATTTTGGTATATCTTCAAAAACAATGTTTACCAAGAGATAAGCCATATGATGTTTCTAGGGGACATTGGTGGATAGCCTACACAGAAGAAGGTAAACCTGTGGCTTTTGCTGGTCTTGTTAGATCAAGTGCTTGGGTAGATTGTGGGTATTTATGTCGCGCGGGGGTTATGCGTGAGTTTCGTGGTAAGGGTTTGCAGAAGAGACTTGTACAAGTCCGTGAACAACAAGCAAAGAAATTGAACTGGAATTGGCTCATCACTGATACTTATCGTAACCCTGCCTCTTCTAATTCTTTGATATCATGCGGGTTTAAGCTTTACGATCCGACTGTTCCGTGGTCTTTTAAATACGCCCTGTACTGGAGAAAGAAAATCGAATGCCGTACAAAGAAAAAGAAAACAGGTTAGCCGCTCAACGACGACATTATCAAAAAAATAAAGAATCTGTAAAAGCCGCGACTAAATTACATAGGGCTAACAAAAAGTCGGAATGGCTTGAGTATAAAAAGACATTATCTTGCATACAGTGCGGGCAAAATCATCCAGCCACGTTGGATTTCCATCACGTAGAACGATCCCCAGAAAATAGGAAATTGCACGCCCTACTCAGGTCTGGGACGTACAAAGCTGCATTCGAAGAAATTAAGAAATGCGTTGTGCTGTGTGCAAACTGCCACAGAATCGTACACTACAACGAGCATCATGATAAGAAAAAAGCTCGTAAAAAGAAAAGCAAAGGCCCATAAAAAACCCCGCCTTGTGAGCGGGGCTAAAAGGTTAAGGGCGGTCCTTAGGGTACTCGTTTAAGCGCAACGACCTTTAGCTGTGCGCCCCTTAATTTTTTAGTACGAACCGTAAACACCCAGCGGATCGGAGTAACCGAAGCTGTAACGCTCACGAGATTTGTAACGTACGTTGCCTGTGTCAAAGTCTCCATCCATTGAATTCTGGAGTGGAATACGAACAAAGTGCTTCAAGCCGTTAGGCACATCAGTCGTTAAGAACCATGCGTTGGTTGCGGTCAAGAAGTGGTTAATGGTGTAACCTTCAGGAACAGCACCGTTGTTCTTAATTGCGTTGATGTCGTTGTTGTTAGTACCAACACGCAGTTCCGTATCCAGCAAACGAGTTGCAACGAATTGGAGTGCAGGTGGAACTATCAACTTACGGGGCTTAGCAGCAATCAGCAGACCACGTTCATCAGTCCATGCAGCGATCTGAATAACAGCGTTTTCAAGAGCCGTTTCGTTCAAATCAGCAGGAGTTGATGGAGTGTTAGCGTTAGTACCACCGTTAACCAATGGGTGAGCTGAGCTAAATAGTGATACACCGTCACCGCCAGTAAACTGAGCAGAGAAACCGTTGTTCAAAATTGCAGCTGCTTTAACCTGTTTGGTGTAAGCCATTGCGCGAGCCAAGCCTTTGGTATAACGAGCCGACAGCGAGTCGTACAAGTTATCTTCAATAGCTTCTTCCGTGAGGGAGAAACCAAGGGCGATGGTCTCGTGGTTGTATCGAGCTGTCCAAGCTTCCTGTGCGTTGTCGTAAGCGATGGCAGAGCCTTCATTCTTGACAGGGGCAGCAGAAAAACCAGACAGTTTTGTTTCTTCTTCAAAAGAACGCTCGGAGGTCTCTGTTTCGTAGATCTCTTTGTGTTCTTCACCATAGCGAGCATACTCCAGACCGAACAAAGCGTTCAAACCGGGTAAAAGCTCTTTAAGTAGCTGTGCGCGTGAAATAGCCATTATTAGCTCCTAATTAAGCGGTTTGAGTTGCGGTGTTCTGATAATACTCATGTACACCGTGGTTGAACTTAATCAACACTTCGGGATACTGGGTAAATACCAGAGTCGAGCTTGCGGGGATCGTAGCGCCAGTCGATGCTGCACCACCTGCGTTAACAGTGCCGTACTGAGCATTGAGAACAACAGAAGTTGCACCAGCCGAAGCTGCGGTGCTGACATACGAAGCCGTACCAACATACTGACCGTTAGAAGCCAAGAAGCCAACTTCCGTACCAACTGGTAGGGCGTAAGGCAAGGCGCTTGTGGTTAGAGTGGTTGTACCGCTTGTGTACGTAGCTGTACCGAGGTTTACTGCCGTATCGCGGACGATATCAACAATTCTCCAAGGCAGAGCAGCAGTCGTAGCAGCCGAGGTTGACAGAACGCCGTTTGACGAATCACCGGTGTTGATGTTACCAGCCAAATCAGAGCCAGCAATGTTCAAACCGATCATAGCCGTAGCAGCCGAACCGATAGTCGTACCACCCTGTGCGGTCACAACAGCAGCTTTGAAAACTGTGTCAGGATCGTCAGTAACGATAGCAACTGCGTCACCAGCTAAAGTCGAAGCGGGCCAGAATTGGCTGAAACGCTTTTGCTTGGTAACTGGGTCGGTGAACGAACAACCGAGGAAAATACCGGTCAGACCGTAACCGACAGCGCCAGTAGCAGCAGAGCCGCCAGTGGTTAGAGTAATACGCGTAACAAAACCGCGAGTAATTGCAACTACATCACCGAAGAAAATATTGGTGGCGTAACCATATTGAATAGGTAGGTTACGTGTCGAGCCTGAAAAGACCTGACCGCCAATAAGATTAATCGGCTTAAACCCGTAAGGGGCTGGGATAATTGGATAAGCCATTTAAATCTCCATTAATTTTAGGAACCTTTACCAAAAGTGGTCGATGAACGTCGTTCTTGGAAGATCGGCATGCGAGGATCACTTTGGCGCATTAAATTATTATCTACAGCTTCCGTTTGCATCCGGGTTTGTTCAGCAATATAAGCCTGCTGTTGCTCCACGAATTCAATCGGCGTCTTGCAGAGTAATAATCCACCAATCTCAATATTGCCAGCGAACTGACCGGTTTGAGTGGCTAGCAGTTTAAATTTCGGTTGTTCTTCTACTTTTACTGGTTCCCAGCCTTCGCGCAGTCTTGATGAGAGGTTGCGAGGATCGGACTTTTCAAGCATAGAAACTCGAATCCAACGATATGCAAATCCCGGTTCTTTGTCGGGTTCCGGTAACAACTCAGGTCTCATCCACTGCTTGGGACGTCCTGTTAGTTCACGACTTTGCATTTCACGGGTAATACGGTTATTACTATTAGCATTAGTAGTCATAATTAAGCCTCCAGCTTAGTCATTTCACGAGCATATTGCTCAGGGGATATACCGAGTTTTTTGGCGATTGCCACAGCACTTTTAGTTAGCACAACTCGTTTGGGAGCCGTACTTCTTTTGGCTGGGGCGACTACTGTGCTAGGTTTTGTACGTTGAGGTTTTTCTTCCTCATCGTTTGATTTTTCGTCTGCAAATTCTTCTGGGAATCGACGATGTACTTCGCTATCAATACGGTTGAAATATTCGTCCGTACCAATAAAACTTTGTCCATAACGCTCTTGCAGCTCTTCATGAACTCCTACCGCAAATCTACTCATCGCCTTTTTTGAAGGGTCTGTGTACCATTTGTTCTTAGCAACCCATTGGGCTACCTTGGGGTCCATCTGTTGAGCTTGTGGCGCTCTTTGTTGCTGTTGTACCACATTTCCTTCTGCGTGTACAGTCGGTTTAAAGTTTTTAGCCTTATCCAACTTCAATTTAGCAGCAATCATTTCTTCTTGCGCTTCAAGCAACCGATCAGAATCACCTGAGTCATAAGCGTCTTTGTAGTTCTGCTTAGCCTTATCTAGCTCCATACTTGCGGAGTTTTGATATGTATTGATGAGTTCTTTCTCACCGTTAGCTAGCATGTCCTTAAGACGTTTGTTCTCATCAAGAATACGTTGAGCAGCTGCAAGGGCTTCTTGTTGTTCACGGAAAGCAGATTCTTTTGCTCTACGCTCATCATGCCAAGCTTTCTTGTATTGCTTAAACTTATTTTTGACGTTAGCTGAATACTCTTCTGATTCATCGGCTTTCTCTAATTCTTTAGCCATTTCTTCAGGAAGGGGTTGGACATTTCTATCCTCTGGAGGTGTATCGTCTTCAATCTCGATATTTACCTCATCACCTTCTACTTCAATGTCGATCTTATCTTCGACTTCATCTGGGAATTTAAACTCACTCATAGCAACTCCTTATTTACGTTTAATACCGCGTGGATCATCTACAACAGCCTCAACGGTGTCGTCATAAATCATCCTAAACTCACGACCATGAATTATTAACCTAGAGCCTGAGTTGGGTCGTACTAAAACAAAATCGCCTTTTTTGCACCAAGGACCACTTGGATACTTAGCTTTGTCAGAGTAACAATCAGGGCCAAGATCTACGACAAACAGCACCGTAGTTAATAGCTCTTCGTGATGGACGGTAATATCAGCCTTTTCCAAACCACTATCGAACGTCTTCTCAACTTCTGGGATCGCGCATAGAATGTGGTAGCCGGTTGGCTTGGGGAGTTGACTTGCTTTTTCCTCGGCGGTGGCCTCGGGTCTGTAACTGCCTACTACTTGTGGGTTATCGGGGTTTGTGCCGATAAGGATTTCATTCATCTGAATGCTCCATATTGTGTTTAAGGTCTGTCATATATCTACGCGAAGTGAGAAGACCTTTAATCTCACCGCATATACTGCTGTACTCCTCAAAACTCTTAGCCGAAAATGCACCAAGAGCCTCTTGAAGTTGTTCTACTTTCTTGTCTATGTTCTGAATTAACAGATCTAACAACTTATCGTTTTGCATTACTCACCTTTTTTGGCAGGTTTCGCTGCGGGTTTCTTAGCAGCCTGTTGAGCTTGTCTGGCTTGTTGTGCCATTTGCTCTCGCTGTATTTGGTTTTGTTGAGCACTTTGTTCTCTCTGATGTGCTAAATTAGTAAGGTGTTTAGTAGCATCTATCCCTAACCTAGCCCCTTCAGATATATGTTGATGTTCCCTTTGAGCGTGATCCCCGAAAGCTTTAGCGGCAATTTGAGCGCCAGAGGTGTGTTGTTGAGCAGCAATCCTTTCCCTTTCGATCTGTTGCTGTTGCAGTTTGAGTTGTGCATCAGTCTGGTCTTTCTGTACTTTGCGCTGGAGATCCCCTTGTTTAATCTGGAGTTCCTGCTGTTGGAGAGCGATGAGGGGGTCTTGCTGTTGCTGCTGTTGTGCTGCCTGCTGAGCTTGCTGCTGGTGTTGCTGTAGCAGTTGTTGTGCTGCTTTTGCCGCTAGCTGAGAGATCTGAACTTCCATCTCGGGTGTCATATTGCTTTCTTCTTCATCATCCTCTTCAGGCTGTGGTGGCAATGTCATACCCATAGTTTGCTCAATTTGTTTGCGGTACTCCATACCCAAGTGTTCTGCTACGTGAGCAGTTAACGCACCCTGTACCATCTGAGCTAGTTGTGGGTTCTGGCCTACGAGTTGTTGAATGTGTGGGTCTTGTGCAGCAGCCATATGGACTGTGATGTGTGCCTGATGATCCTGATAAATAAACGCTTTGACCGGTTTGCCAGCCAACATATTCTGGTTCTCGGTAACAGGGTCGCGTGGGCGCATGTCCTCATGAGTTGGAACAAGCTTTTGGTAGTTCTTAATACCCAAGACCTCAAGCATCTGGCGATGCAACATGGGTAAGTCATAGAGTTGTGGTGCAGTCTGTGCTAACTGTAGAGCGGCTTGATATTGGACAACTTTTTGCGCCATTGTTGCAGCATTAGGATCGCTGACTGGAAGTACATCCACATTGTCATAATCAGACTTCTTAGCCCTGCGGCTACCTTCATCGGGTTCATAGTTATATTCCTCGGGGGTGTAGTCCGCTATGATTTGTTTTAGTAAGCGGAACTCTTGTTTCATCGAATAATGCACACGAGCCTGAACTGCGCTCATCATCTTCAATGTTCTTTCTAAAATAGCAAGCGTTGTGCCAACTGGGGACTGTGCGCTCATGTCAGATGTTTGTAGCTCTGCCGCGCCTGCGAATTTACGGCCTTCGTCTATGATATTTTGTAATAACGTAAACAGTACCTGACTTGGCTCCTTGTATGGCAAAGGCATGATATTATCTCTCATTGAGCCGCTCGGAACGTCAACGTCTCTAAATTCTCCCGGAGATATAGGTGTATCGTCACCCTTTACACGCAGCCCACGGGTTTTAAAGCCGCCCGGCAAATTGGATAATGTTCCAGCATCGACGAGCTGACGTATAATAGAAGTACCAGACTTAGCAAAAGCACCAATGAGATGAATAAGCCCAAAGCAATAGAAGCCAAAGCCCGGGATATAACCATAATGTACAAAGTGCTGTCGCTTCTGAAAAGTTTCATCGTCTGGGTTCCAATTTCTACGAATAGCAAGAATAGTATTAGTGCCTTTATCTATCGTCACAATGTACGGCAGCGCCAAGCCTGTTTCTTCACCTGACTCATCTTTATGTTCATAGCCGGGCAAGTCCATCTCGACGTGCATCTCTAATAACTTATACCGGTCATCTTGTGTCGCGCGAAAGCCTAACTTCTCAGCAATCTTCTTCTCTACCTCATCCATCACCATCGTAGGCTGTCCAAGGTCAACATCTCGGTAAAACCCCTGCATCTGCAAGCGAATAACCTCGTTTTCTGTTTTCCTCATGACATGCGTTACACGTTCAGCAGACTCAAGACTAGATGCGCCATAGGGAACAACGATGTCTTCTGCTGGGACAAACATAGATACTTGACGCTCTACCGAGGTGTCGTAGTACACTTTCTTAAACGCATTACCTGCAAGTCCCAAGCCCCACAACATTCTCTCGTGTTCAGGTCTGTATTCCGTCATCACATCTGTGAGTTGGTAATTCATGTCGTCGCGCACCCGCTGGGATGCAGCTTTCTTTTCTGGCGTTTCTTTGCCAATGATCTGAGTTTTTACGGGTCCTGCTGCTGGAAAGGTCTCCATCATCGTTTCAGCTTGGAACTTAACTACGGCTTCTGATAACAACGGGTGGTATACACCACAAGCACCGGGCCAAGGCTCCATGCGCTCTTCTATCTTTAGACCTAACAACTCAAGCCCATCTACATAGGTTTGGATCCAATCTTTGCGCGATGCAATATCAGTCTCATAATCAGCAACGAGTTCACTAGCTATTGTTCCGAGTAGACTTTCATCCATCTCTTCTGCTAAATTAATACCAAAGTCATCTTCCTCTTCTTCTGGCTCAATATCTAGCTCCATATCGCCTTGCCTAATGCTTACACTTTCGGGATCTTCAATCTGGATCTCTAAGGGTTCTTGTTCTTCAGCAATCTGGTCAATGCCTTGGGGTGCAGCGTATAGTGCTTTATCAATAGCCATATTATGTCCTTAAATTAATCTTGATCCGCCGTTGATAGGCTTGTCTATAGCGCCACCTTTGGCTTTCTTAACGGTATTTTGGTCTATCAATTCTTGATACCGGGGGATGTTTTCTTTATATGCTGTATAGGGGGTTAAATCTTTGGCGTCCATTTTATGTTGGTTTGTAATAGACCTATATGCTTCCATCAAATGAGGATCATTGTTAAATAATTTTTTTTGTAAAACTGGATCTGCAAAAATATCTTTTTTTGATAATGATTGGATTGCGCCAAGATCTGCTGCTACTTCTTCTAACGAACTTATACCCGGCTCTCTTCTACTGCCAATATAAGCTGGTTCTACGCCGTAATTATCTTTAATATGCGACCCTACACCGTGACTTAAGGCATTTTTAGTAAACTGCATAACTTTTTTATATGCCTCATCGTCTGATAGCCCTGTTAAATTAGCATAATTTTTAGTTATTAATTCCTGCCGATCAACTGGCGAAACTAAATCGGTTCCATATGGCATGCGTTCTGAAATAGTTTTACCTGATTTACCCATATGCTCCGCTTCATGCTGCAAAATGTAAGGGTTATCTAGTGGACTTTTATATAAGTCCCAAACTGTTGGTTTAACTAAATTTACAATATTTGGATTGTCATTAGGTTGCACCCATGCTTTAACTCCCGGACTACCTCCTTCGTATACATTTTCTCTTCCAACATATTTTAAGTCTGGGTTATATATACGCGGGTCAGTAATACCGGCATTATTTAAAGTATTGGTGGCTTGCTGGGTCAGATCTTTGCCTTCTGTTATATAGTTAGGGTCATTTGAATTAACCCCAAAAAGTGATTCGATTCCCATATTATGTCCTTAAATTAATCTTGATCCGCCGTTGATAGGCTTGTCTATAATGCCTTGGGGTGCAGCGTATAGTGCTTTATCAATAGCCATATTTATTCCTTAGTAATACGCCGCTCTACGACGCACTCTATATAAAAGATCATCTTCTGGCTCATCACTTGGCAGTCGAATAAACCCACCTTGTCTGAACCGCATTAGTGCTAAAGTAGTCGAGTCCACTTGGTCATCGTTGGCTCCGCTAGGAAAGTCATTACACTCTTCTATTAGTTCCCATGCCCACCTATGGTCAGGCGCCCAGACTATCCCTGATGAAAATAAATCCGAGATAGCGTTCACTCTACTGATTTTATCCTGTCCTTTACCCGGCGTAAAATCTTTTACAGGGAGACCCATACGATACATCTCTTGATAAAGTGCGGCTCCGTTAGATTTTTTCTCAACGATAAACGAGTCAGGTTCCCACTCTTTGTACTCTTGTAAGCAGAGCTGTTTGAGATCCGGGAATTCAAGTCGCTTTTTAATAGCGTTTAAGAGTATGATGTTGTAGTTATTCGTCTCTTCATTGTAGAAGACACCCCAAGTCGTTAGAGAGTTATAGTCTGCTCTATTATTAGTTTCTTGGGCGGCATCCAGTGCCATAATGACAAACTCACAATCCGGCGGTCTATCTTTGTCCCAGATCTGCCACCATTCTCTCTTTATTAGCGCACCTTCTTCAGAGGTAGGCTGTTGCATGTACTGAGCATTCCAATACCGGATATCTAGGGCGGCTTTCTTAGCCAACAGTTCATTTACATCCCAGAATTCAGGCCAAAGTGCCGTGCCATCATCTTTAATAGCAGGAAATTCCACTACTTCCCACGGATCAACGTCCTCATTTCGCTCCATCTGAGTCACAATCTGCCCAGTTAAGTCCAACTTAGACCATCTCGTCATCACTACTACAATAGCCCCTCCCGGCATAAGACGCTGTAGAGGACCAGACTGAAACCATTCCCAAGCAGGTAAAAATACATCAGGTCTACCAGTCTTAGCTTCTTGTTCGGAGTGGGGATCATCAATAATAAATAAGTCTGCACCGCGACCTGCAAGAGCGCCACCGACACCAATTGCGAAATACTCACCTTTGAAGTTTGTCCCCCAGCGCGAAGCTGATTTAGAGTCTGCCTGTAGGCTAACCTGTGAAAAAATGTCCTTATACTCGTTAGATCCGACCAAGTTACGGACGCGACGACCAAAATCCACCGCCAAATCAGCAGTGTGAGAGGCCATAATGATTTTTTTATGTGGATATTTACCCAAAAACCATGCCGGAGCAAGGTACGAGATCAATTCTGACTTGCCATGTCGCGGCGCGATGTTAACAATGACCCGTTTTTTCTTACCGGCAGCGATATCTTCAAAAATCTGGATCAGTTTTAAGTGGTGTGGACCCACTTTGTAGTTAGGATAGACGTGTTTTATGAAATCTAGGAACGATTCTTTGCCTAAATCCTGCGTTATTTTGGATTCATACTGCTTTAAAAGCTCAACAGTCCGTCTTTTTTGCGCATCCGGCATGTGTGGGATGGCTTCACGTAGCTTAAATAGATCTTCTGGGGTCAGTTGCATGGTTTTTAGTCTACCCTATCTACAATTTCACGGGCTTCAACTTCAATAACCTTATGTTCGATGCTTTCCAGCGTCTTAAGCAGCTCTCTTTCCACTTCTTCAATGGGCTGCACCTTCATCGTCATCTCACTACGCTTCTTAAAGGCATCTACCCCATCGACTTCGCCTAACTTAGCTAGGGCGGCAACACGGATTTTGGGATCTCGGGCGTTTTCTATCTCAGCCACCAGCTTATTAACGACGTACATCTTTAGATCAGCAAGATCATCGACTATAGATACGTTCATCTGAGCCACCATTCCAGCAAGGAAGGCAAGCGTTTCGTTCTTATATTTAGAGAACTCAGGACGATGTTGTGGGTTTTCGACCATTTCCCGGGCTAAATGTTCAGCCTCGTTGATATCATTCTTATCTATTGTTAAAGGCTGTCCAGTTAAGTCTGACAATAACTTAATGGCATTCGCTCGCATCTTTAATTCTTCAGCGGGACTTAATTCCGGGAATGCTTCAGCCGCATTTTTAGGCAACGGAATATTTTCTTCTACATCAGGAATGTATTGTGTCATGTCTGTCAAGCTAAGTTGCAGTTTTGATAAGTATAACTTTAATTAGTGATTATGCAAGTTTTTTATATATTAAATTTTTTAGGTATCGTTTTATTTGACAAGGGGGTGGGTTCCAAAGTTTGGAAAATGGGCTGGTGATTTGTGCGGATCAAGGGGTATGGGGCAAGCGATGGAACCATCTATAAAATTGGGGGGTGGGGGGTGCGATCTGGGGGCTGGAAACTTTACTTATCCCGCCAACATCGTCTATAAGTATCACATCGGTTGCAATCCTGCTCCGATAACTTAGAGGAAAGCATCATGCTTAAACTAATCAAGAAGTTTGCTTTGAAGTGGTTTAGCCCTTACACCACGATGTTCATTAACGATGCAAAGGATGAAGTTGAGATCCATTACTCTTGGACATTCCGAGATGCAGTTGAATGGACTGAGTGTAGTCTAAGAGAGGAACGAGTCATAGTGTATAAGTATGACACGCCGATAGTCACACGGTTAGCAGTTAGCGAAGTGTAATCAACGGGGGCGAAAGCCCCTTTTGTTTTGCCTTTTGATACCAGTTATATCCCCCGCGCGCGTAATGCGTGTGCGTCGTGTGCGCCATGTCATGTCTATGTGACGTGCTATTTAGTGGCGCAAAACTGTACTTATCCCATTAACATCGTCTATAAGTATCACATCGGTTGCAATCCTGCTCCGATAATTTAAAAGGAAATATCATGGCTACAAAAAAACCTGCAGTCCTCCCGTTTGCTATTAACTCTCTGAAAGACGCTGCCTATCAAGGCGCTAAATCCGAGGAAACCTTAGAGCTAGTCGCTAAGTATGTTCTAACTCAAGCCCCTGATTTTGCAGAGAATCAAGATTCTGAAGTAATCGCTGAATTGTCCGAGGGCTGGAATCTGCGCTATTCCGAGTTATATCCCGAAGTTGAGTATGTCCGGCTTAGTGATTCCATTGTGCCAGTTAATAGCTGCGCCGAGATGCCTGAAAAGCCCGTAGTGTTAAAAATAGGCGTGGCTTATGCGACATCTTTCACTACTCACGACATGATCGCTATGGGTAACCCCAAGTCTAAAGACGGACGGTATGATCCGTCACTCAAGGCGGTAGTCGAAGTTTGGCGTGAGAAAGCTAAAAAGTATCGTGACGGACGCAAGCGCACTCTGATTAACAAGATTAAGTCTATCTTGAACGAGGGTAAGGAAAGGACAAGACCGCAGGCTCTTGAATTTGACGAGTCAGTTAATAAGTTTTTTAATGACCCCAAGACAGGGTTACACGCTAAATGCAAAGCCCGTGCAAAGCGTGGCGATCCTAGTGCTAACGAAAAGAAGTTAATCAAGGCAATCGCAGCATTTAACGCAGTTTGGAAACACCAAGACTAATCTCTAACCCTTTGACCCCGCTTTGGCGGGGTTTTTTTTCGCCCATTGTTTTTGAAAGGTATCTTTGATACCAGTTATATAGGGCGCGCGCGTAGACCGAGTACGATTGTGTGCGTGATGATTGTCATAGATGATGCGAGGTGTAGGTTATGAAAGCCATAAGTGATTCTCTAATTAGCGTGTCACAACGATGCGACATGGGTAGATACTTTCTGAAAAACTTTGGCGATGATAAACCTTGTCACTTCACAGCCTCCTTATAAATGATTACATACTTTCTGAAAAACTTTAGTGATAGAAAATAGGCTTTTTACCCCAAATCTGTTCCAGAAATAAGTAAAGTTCCGGCTCTGTTCCACCCCTTTTGGAACAGTTTTTCCTAGTATCCATGCGGGTTTGCGGGCTATGTTCCAGTTTCGGAGTGATTTTGGAGTGAATACGGACTGAAAGAGAATTTTGCAGACTTGGAACAAGATTCGCCCCATGCAAAATTCTGTTCCAACAAAAAAAGAGTCGCACGTAGATACATTATCTAAAAATACTGGAACAAACGGGTATCTTTACATATTATTATTATTATAAGTATAGTAGTAGTAGTAGTAATACTACATTTTCATAGGAGAAGTTAAAAAACCCACTTTACATATTTTGTTTTTTTCTGTAGTATTTGTAAAGTTAACGACTGACTACAAACTGGAACAAATGGAACAAACTAAAATCCCCCCAAAATCCTCCCTAAACACCACTCAATCCGCCCCAAGGACGCCCCACATGCCAACCGTACACATTCCCAACCTATTCCCTACCCCAACCAAGCCAAGCAAGCCTAACTACAACCCTAAACCTAAACCCCTTAGCCGACTCGAATCAGCACTCAAAGACATAGACCGACAAGCCCTCATCAATCAGCTGCATACAATCAAGCTAAACAACACCAATAACCCCCACAACCTCGTCACGCACGAAGGCATAACCCAACCCCTATCCAAATGGGCAAAACAGCTAGGCATCCCATATAACACGCTCAAGTCCCGATACAACCGAGGATGGCGTGGAGACCAACTACTCAGCACAACTACATACATGAAATATAAAAATGAATAAAAACTGGCATCAATCGCATCATCTAAAACAAACATAACTCACACATCAATCGCATCACCTAAAACAAACATAACTCACAAATATAAAACGCTATCCCAAATACCATGCAGAACCACTCTACTTTTTAGCCCCAACCCATTGACACATATGTAAAGTTATACTATAATAGAAGTGTTGTGACGATGATGTTTAGTAGGAGATTATTTTTATTCTATTCTTTATTTAGTACGTCACAACGATGTGACATCTGTTTTTTATTTATTCTTTTTATTCTTTGTTTATTCTTTTTATTTTTTATTTCATTTCTTTCATCTATTACTTTTATAACTGAGGCTATATCATGGGCAAAATTAAAAACCTTCTTATCAACACCGAACCAACCGACTTCAAAACAATGTCGGACATTATCAACAACGCTTTATTTTTCAAGCCACAACCACAAAAACTGCAAACTACGGCAACCAAACCAACCCAACCCCAAATGATTTATCTGCTGATGCAATACGATCTGGCGGACAACAACCCCATGACTAACACCAAGGTCATCGGCACATACACAGACGGGGATACGGCTGACTACGATATGTATTTGATGCGGGAAGGTGACTGCAACATGGGTGAGTATAACTACGAGTATGGCATCGTGGCACAAACCTTAAATACCTATCAATTCGAGCCTGACAATAACTCTTTCTAACAACTTTTTTAACCGAGGGTAACAGCTATGAATGAAACAATAGAACTAGGAACGGGAACGGGAACGGGAACGGAAATATCATGTGGCATCTGCCTACAATGCGGACGGGACTTTGACTTGGCGAGGTTCAAGCTAGGTTATAAGGTCTGCATGGTGTGTGGTGATAAGTTAGCTAAAGGTGTGCGCCGATGTGTTGTGCCTATGCATAAGAGTAACTACATGATGATTACGGACATGAATGACTTGAAAGGTATCAACAACAAGGGAGGGTTATTTAGATGAAGATAACTAAACAACAACTGGAAAGACTTGAACATACGTTGCGGTTTGCACAATGGTTTGTAGAAGATAGAGAGCCATGCTTACAGGTCGAACTAGATCAGGAGGAAGTAGACGAAGCGATGCGTGTTATTGAGGAAATTAAACTAGGAGTAAGTGATGGGCTATAGATCAAGCGTGGCTTATAGAATTTATTTTACAGAGCAAGACAAGGATAAGTTTATTACATTCATATGCGAGGCTAAAGATAACCCTGACATCGTAAGAGTCTTTGACCATGATTTCTTTTCTGTAGAGGTAAACGAGGGTAATACAGAAATAGATTTCGAGGCTGTAGATGTGAAGTGGTACGACAGCTATCCAGATGTGATAGCGCACCTTTCTTTGTTGGAGTTAGCTAAGACTTGGCGAAAAGATGGTATAGGTGTGGAGTTTAAATTCTGTCGTGTCGGTGAGGATTTAGAGGACGCAGAGGAGTGGTGTAGTCAAGGTTATGACTATGATGCACCATATATAGCACGTAGTATTTCTTGGGGATAATCATGATTGATTTAGCTTTCTTGTTTGTTGTTTTACTTTGTGGGCTATGGGTTATATCTGAACTCTTTAACTGAACTATTTGGATTAGACCCATTGACCTATATGTAAAGTTATGCTATAATGTAGTTGTAGTGGGGAGAGAGTTTAATGACAGAGATATTTTTTAAGTTGTTTGTATGTGCAGTAATGAGTAGTTATTTAATTTTTTATATTTTTTATCGTTTGTTTATTTAACACGTCACATCAATGTGACATAACTTTTGAGGCTATATCATGAACCAAACCGTATCAACCGGATTAACAACGACTTTGACCAAACCCAAACATCTAATCTCGTTAGCATCGAGTGGGTTCATTGTGTCTGTAGACGTTAGCATCTGGTCTGCAACCAAGCAAGATCGGGTTATCAGTAATGAGATTACTACAGCAAAGAACGCAGTTAATAGTGCTGGTCGGTATACTAAAAACTTACTGGCTGACCACCCAAAACACAAGGCACTTACGAATTATAGGCAAACTATATATAACTGGCTTCAACGCAGGACTTATGACTGGAGCGGTTCTCAACGGTATCTCCCTATGGCTGACTTGCCTATTTTTAAAGCTGAGTATGACATCCATGATGAAACTTTTAACCGATTGCTAACTGATCTGACCAACGACTATGACTCTATCGTATCGGACATGGCTTTCAAGCAAGGTGATATGTTCAACCGCAATGACTACCCTACTAAAGATCAGGTCGCTGCGAAGTGCCGTCTTAATTTGTTTGTAAACAACGTGCCTGAGAATGATTTTAGATGTCAGATTGCACAGGACTTGGCTGAAGATTTGTTTGTGTCGTACAGCAAGCAAACGGAATCCATTATCAATAACATCATTCAGGACCAGATGACTAGGTTTGCAACGGTAATGGAATCTTTAAGCCATTGCTGTGGCTATGATGAACTTGGTGTGGATGACAACACAGGTGAAACTAAGATCAAGAAACGCAAGATATATGACACCACAATCAACAAGGCTAAGGAGTTGTGCGAGTCGTATAAGCAATTCAATCTTACAGGCAACAACGATCTAGAGGAGGCAAGGGCATTACTAGAGAAAACCTTGAGTGGTGTATCGGCTGAAGATATACGTGAGTCAGATGCTATCCGTAACCATGTGAAGTCGGGTGTAGATGACATCTTAAATAAATTCGGTTCTTTTAAGTGTATTGAGTAGTGGTCTATGATGTTTTTATATGATGTTTAGCTTGTTAACTTGTTATGTGTAGTAGTGTGTAGTACCTTTAATTTATTTTTTAACTGATGTTTTATTTTTAATTGATATTTAACTTATAGAGGGCTTTATCATGTCTAGTATTTCTTTCAACAAAACCATGTCAATTAACGAACTACGTGTCGCTATCCCCTTACTTGGCGAGACTAATACTATCATCATCCAATCCGAGCCGGGTTGTGGCAAGACTTCCTTGTTATCTATGATGGCTGAGGACAACGGTGACCAATGGCGCAAACCCGAAGATTATTTCCCTGATGACAAGTATGTCTATGTCTATGTAGATTGTCCCGCTAAAGATATGGCTGACATAGGTATGGCAATTCCAAATCATCAATCCAAATCACTTGATTACTATGTCGGTGAGTTGTTCAAGATGGATGACCCAAGACCTAAGTATATTCTACTCGATGAGTTTGCCAAGACTCCCAAGTTAATGCAGGTTATCTATACCCGTCTAATGCTAGAGAGATTCGTAGGCGATAGGAGATTGACAGCAGGGTCAAGAGTATTCGGTACGTCTAACAATGCGTCAGATGGTGTCGGTGATTCTATGCTTGCTCATGCAGGTAATCGTGTGACTATCGTGGAGATGGGTAAACCAAAACCAAATGTCTGGCTTGAGTGGGCTACCAAGAAGGGTCTGTCATCTGTGATTCGTGCGTTTGTCGGTATGTATCCTCGTGTATTGAAATCATATCGGGACGGTGACCAAGACGATAACCCATACATCTTTCACCCCAAGAAACACAATCTCTCGTACACCTCACCTCGTAGTCTTGAGAAGGCTGATAATATTATTAGACAACGGGATAAGATGTCAGAGAACGCTGTCGAGTGTTTACTTGCAGGTACGATTGGTGTAGCAGCAGCGAAGGACTTGGCTGTATTCTTGTCGTTAGATAAAGGCTTACTCGATGTACGCAAGGACATTATCCCCAACCCAACTAAGGTAGAGATACCCGAACAGGTAGCAGCACAGATGATGATTATGTTCCAAGCGATAGATGTATTAGAAACACAAGATGATATGTCTGCGTTTATGCAGTTTGTGAATCGTATTAAACTCAACGAGGTGCAGACTATTTTCTTTTCTATGGCAATGCGTAATGCTAATACGAGTAAACTTGCCCGTAGGAATGAAGAGATCAAGAACTGGTGTCTAGCCAACCATGAGTTTGTTTGATGTGGTATGTGAAGTTAATTAGTAAGTCACAGGGAGATGACAATGTATTTAGAAATGACCGTTGCAGATATGTTCTTAATCTTTGCTTTAGTTGTTGTATGTATTTTCTGGAAGAGGGCTAAAGATGAGGCTGATGAAATCTATGATGACATGGGACATATGTTGCATCTCTTACATGAGAAACGTGCAGTAATTTATAAGACCGATGAAGGCTATCTGGTAGAGCAAACCAAGTAATATTTATTAACTAAGAGGGTACTATCATGAATGACAAACAAGAAGTCAGGGTTAAACGCGCCCATATTCAGATGATGAAAGCCAAGGACACAGCCGCATTTAGTGGCGTGATGTTGTTGGGTAAGTCAAGCGTGGAGGATGGTAATTTTACGGCATATACAGATGGTGTGAACAAGAGGTATTGCCGTAGCTTTATTGAGAAATTACCAGACGATGAACTGCGTGGCTTGGTACTGCATGAGAATCTTCATGTGGCATTGAAACATCTTGTGCGTGGTAAAAAGCAATTCAAGGAAGATGCCTACCTCACCAATGCAGCAGCAGACTTTGTAGTGAATGACATCATCTTCAACATCAAGACAACACTCCGTACACCAAAAGGTGATGAATTATTAGTTAAATTACCCAAGGGTGGTCTGTATGATGAAAAGTTTCATGGGTGGTCGTTTCCCGAAGTCTATAACTATCTCAAGCAAGAGGTAGAAAAGAAACAGGAGGAAGAAGAGGAGAACGAAGACGGTAATGATGGGGGCGGAGATAGCGAGTCAGAGGATGGTGACCCATTAAATAAGCCGGGTAAGGACTATGCCGATGCTGATGATGTTATTAACGGACATGGTAAGCGTAAAAGTGCAGGGTTCGATGAGCATGACTTTGATGGTGAGTTGACCGAGGAGGAGGCTAAGAAGTTAGTCGAGGAGATTGACCGTAAGATACGAGAAGGTGGTATGTTAGCCGGACGTATGGGCGCTAATCTCCCGAGGTCTATCCAAGAAGGGCTTGAGCCTAAGATTGACTGGCGTGATGTGTTGCGTGAATTCTTTACGTCAGCTATGAAAGGTAAAGATGAGATGACTTGGCGCAGACTGAATAAGCGTCACTTGGCTAATGATGTTTTGTATCCAAGCGTAGAGGATGAAACGGTAGGTAAGGTGATCTTTGCTATTGATACGTCAGGGTCTATAAGTAATGAGGACTTGGGTACGGTGGCTAAAGAACTGGCATCGCTTTGCTCGTTGTTACCGCCGGAGGAAGTTGTTGTGTTGTGGTGGGATACCGAGGTGCATGGCAAACAAGTCTTTGACCCAGATACGTACAACAACATTGAGAATCTTCTTAAGCCACAGGGAGGTGGTGGTACGCTCGCTAGTTGTGTCAGTAAGTATCTCGTAGCAAATAGTATGTCGGCTGAGTGCGTGGTGATGTTTACCGATGGCTATGTCGAGAATGAAGTTGACTGGTCGGTGGACTTACCTGCGTTGTGGATTGTGACTCAAAACAAGCAATTCAACCCGCCATCAGGTAAGAAAGTAATGTTTGATGATTAATTTGTTTGTATAACTTTTTGTATAACTTTGAGGGGAATTACCATGTCTTTTAAATATCTTTCGTATCAGTCATTAACAAGCGTAGTCAATACACAGAAACCTTATCGTGGTAGGGATAGGGCTGAGTATCCGTATTACAACCGCAAGCATGGTCACAAGTATTTTACGGTGGATGAATTAAACGGTGAGAAGGTCTATCGTATCTTTTACGGTAGTATGTGGAATAGGGTTGAGATTACTAAAGAAGAGTTTAATGCAATCACAACACAGAATAAATATATACACGACTCTAAGTGTTACACATACCATAGCAAGCCAAACGAGATAGGCATTGTTCGCCCAGATGATTCGTTTGAGTTTACAGCTGAGTACATGAATCAGTCAGAGATGATGTTGTTAAATCAAATACTGGTCGGTCACTGGACAAACGGGTACTTACAACGTAGTGTGCATCATGGTGGCATGATGTTTAGATCAGGTAAGCGCAACAATGATAATCTTTTTTATCCAATAGTTGAGGGCTTGCGTGTAGATATTGCAACCTTGTCACCCCATGAATCAGGAAGCTATAAGGTGGTGGGTCGCAGAGTAAGTCGCAAGGCTGTGAATGATCTGTTAGGAAAGTATAAAGAGATGTTCAAAGTATCTGAAACAATGGCGAAAACCATGACCTCTGATGACTACATAGATGCAAGTGTAGATATATGGAAGGAACATGAATTTAATGGCGGTTCAACAGGTCATGAGAACAGGTTCACACAAGAAAGAGCATGGGATGCAGGTGAGCAAGCACTTAGCAAGTCACATATGTTAGACGCTTTCATTTTGTTTTCACTTGCCTTTTCATATATTTTACGTAGTGAGATTGGGTACAAATTATCAGGTGAAAAACGTAATTTTTGGTATCGTAATTTCCCAAATGATTTATATTCACATTATGAAAGCTCACGTAGGTCTATCACTAAACATCTTTACCAAGAGCATGAGGAAGTATTCAACAAGTCAGAGTTTGAGTTTGGTAAGAAGTATCCTGCTAGTGAATGGGGATATGAAGTATTAAAGAACGGCGTCGAAGTCAAGCAGTATTAACAATCAACTTAATTAACGAGGAACTATCATGTCAACTAATAAACTCATACACAACATCAGTCATAACGATCTCAAGTTATCTCTACAGATTGCAACATCCGATGTAAAGCCGCTCATCATGGAACTGAATTATAAATTTGGTTTGTCGGTAATACGTCAGGTAGATAATAAATACGCCAAGGGTAGGGAGGCTTATCTGATGGCATATCCTAGTGGTGTACCTGTGGGCGAGGCATTTATCGAGCAAGTTGATGACTACGATGCTTATTGTTTTTATACACCATTCTACGGGAAACAACGTGCCTCAGATTATGTTGACCGACATATCATACGAAGTAAGAAAATCTCTACGTTGATGGGTACGTTGAAATCAAAAGACGTCATGGTTAAAGAAGAATATCTTGCGCATGATAAATACTACCCGATGTTCTCTAGAACAGTAGGCATGGTAACTGACAGGATAAAACACGCAAGTAAACATCATCAATTAAGTGTACGGCAAGTACACGCTTTACTCAAAATGGCAATAGGGGATTCTACTAATACCAAGCCGAGCGATGGAGATATAGAATTGTTCCGTAAAACGCTTGAGGACTATAACAAGTCTGATGATACCGAAGCACTAAAAGCGGATGAGATAAAAAGGTTTTATGGTAACGCTTTCCATGCTGTGTGCGCTTTGAAGGATGGGTATTATCTCGTAGGTAAGTTTAGATCAACGGGTAAGGAAAGTAATTACAGAGATATGTATGAAACATTAGAACCAGTAAGGCTAGTAAAAGACTTTGAGAATGAACCAGAACTTCATCCATTGATGGTCATGCTTAAGGTTGCTGTCGATGAAGGGGTGTTCCAAAAACATGGCAGTACCGCACCAGAAATGGCAAACCTGATTCCTTTGATAGATGCCTATGATGAGTCTTTGGATATGGTGATCTATTGGAGTGACAGACCAAGTAAGTATCATGGCGTTTGGATGTTAACCCCATGTCAATGAACAGCGAGAAGAGGTATAGCCCTGTAGGTGGTTATTTAGCAGGGCATTATCGTGTCCCCGTATGTAATATGCACGACTTGTATACGATCTATGTTGGGGATAAATTTACTCGTGTTTTTAATTCAGACACATTACCGGATGAGGTGAAAGTTAAACTAACGATGATAAACGCACTACCTGTTAACAACTTATATTCTGAGGAGTGGGTGGGGTACAACTCTATCTATATCTATATGCAGCCTGATATGTTACCAACAGCCTATCGAGATGTGGGATGGCGAGTAACGGAATCGCTTTACTGTCTGTTGTTGACAGAGAAATGTTTAATGGATATGCGAGGCAAGAAGGATGTTGAAGAAGTATTGTACGGGGTGTCAGCAAATGCGGGATCCAAGTAAAGGTCAGAAACAGAAACGAGGTAAGGTGACAAGGTGGATATGTAACTGGTGTCTAGCTAAGAACACGATCTCGATATATGCAACAAACGCAACAAAGGAAAAATTGAATGGAAATTTATAACCTACAACGAGGTGACTTGTTTAAGATCGCAACAGATAATCCTTATGTACCTATCGGGGAAGAAAAACCTATGGTTGATAATACTATTTATAGACATGAAAGATTAGATGGTATGTACTCTCGCAACATTGACCCTAACGGGAAAGTAATTTACCTAGCAGCATGGACTCCTGTAGAACTTATTGAGGTGACGGAATGATTAGTTTATTGACAGCGTTTGTATTAGCGCACTTTGATGCGCATGGGGGTTGGTGGATAGCGTTTGGGTTGGTGCTAATAGGAAAAGCTATAAAGGAAATGCAATGAAAGAGCAAAAGTTTTTTAGGGGGGACTTGGTTCAGATAGCCGACGATCTTGGTAAGCCAATGAGTCACTTTAAAAAAGGATGCAAGGCTATTGTTATTGGTACCTATGCTGAGTTGTGCTATGACGATAACAAAGTGGATGATTATCAACTTTATATTTTGCCTAAACAAGGTACTTCAGCTTGGTATCACACACATCAACTAACCCTGATCGAACCAAACCGATATGACTTACTGCCGAAAAACAACCGCACACGACTTAACTGGGAAGCGCAACAAGCGAGGGATGCAAAATGAACAAACGAATCAAAGAACTTGCTGAACAGGCTGGGTTTTGCAGAGAGTTTGCTTTATCAGGAGTATGGCTGGCTGATGACGAAGAACTTGAACGCTTTGCCGAGCTAGTGCGACAAGACGAGCGTGAGGCTTGTGCGAAGTTGCTTGACGAAAAGTATGGGAGTAATAAATGACTGAACAAGAACTAATCAAACAAGCAAAGCTAGCTTGGCACGACAATGATTGCAAGTACATAGCTATACCTAT